CGAAGATGGACTGCTGTACATCTTTTTGATTGTGCTTGTGGGCGTTGGCGCGTCCCTATTCCTAGAAGGCGAAAAAATTGCTGCTGTTATGGGGCTGCTTGGTGCTTCACTTACTGCACTTATTCAAATGCTAAATGGGATTGCTGGAACTGCGCCAAAGCAGGAAAAGCCTGAGTTTGAAGTCATCAAGGATCTCATCACTCGGTTGGACAAACTAGACCGAGCCGAGCCACCCATGCAAGTTGATGTTGAGGGCAGCAAAGTAACGGTCAAGAAGGGTGCCGACATCGTGACGGCTAAGGGGTAATTATGTTTGAGCTACTTAGCGGCGGTCTTTTAGGCTCCATCTTCGGCGGCATCTTTCGCCTCGCCCCTGAAGTCCTTAAGTTCTTGGACAAAAAGAACGAGCGCCAGCACGAGCTATCCATGTTCCAACTCCAGACCGATCTGGGGAAGATGCGCGGTGAATTCAAGATGGAGGAGAAGTACGTTGACTACTCTATCCAGCAGATGGACACAATTAAAGAGGCATTTAAAGAGCAGGCCCAGACCGCAAAAGAGGCTGGCTGGCTCGCTAGCTTTATCACTGCTATTACCCGCCCCGGTCTTACTTGGATTGCATTTGGCGTATACGTGGCTGTCAAAGCTGCTGGTTTGACCATAGCCTTCCAAACCAATGCCAATTGGGCTGAAGTCTTGACCAAGAGCTATGACGAAGATGACTTTGCCATGCTTAACATGATGCTTACGTTCTGGTTTGTAGGACGGTCAATAGAGAAGTACAACAAGTCGTGAATGAAGCAAAGAAGCTTTGCAAGGATGTACTGATCAAGCCCTTTGAAGGGCTGGCAAAGCGCTTGCCTGATGGACGTGTAACAGCTTATCCCGACCCCGGAACCCGTGGGCATCCTTGGACAATCGGTTGGGGTGCAACCGGCCCCGATATTAATCCCGGTACGATTTGGACGATTGAGCAGTGCGAGGATGCGCTAGACCATCACGTTGAATTCTTTCTCAGGGGGCTTTTTAAGATGTCTCCCAAACTTCAGACTGCCTTACCAAGACGCATTGCCGCCGTGACAAGCTGGGCTTACAATTGCGGCTTAGGGAACTATCGGGTTTCTACGTTTAAAAAACGTATTGATGCGGGGGACTGGGATGGTGCGGCAGACCAATGTATGCTCTGGAATAAAGCTGCCGGTCGAGTTCTCCCCGGTCTTACACGCCGACGTGCGGCTGAAGCTGCATTGATGAGGTGATCCGTGCCACTTAAAAAGATACTGTTTAAGCCAGGTGTAAACAAAGAAAACACTCGGTATACCAATGAGAACGGATGGTATATCAGTGAGAAGGTGCGTTTTCGCCAAGGTACGCCAGAAAAAATAGGTGGGTGGCAGCAGATATCAGGTAATACATTCTTAGGTATTTGCAGATCATTATGGAATTGGGTGACGCTAGGGTTTGACAATCTACTGGCTGTAGGTACAAACCTAAAGTTTTACATTGAGCGAGGCGGGAACTATTACGACATAACGCCAATCCGTGAGACTGCGACACTAACGAATCCATTTACAACAACCATCAATCAAACAACCGTTTTGGTTACGGATAACACGCATGGTTCTTCCACGGGCGATTTCGTGACGTTTAGCGGCGCTTCTGCCGTGGGTGGGCTAACGCTAAATGGCAATTACCAAATCACGGTGACCGGCACCAATACGTATACGATTACAGCATCGGCGCAAGCTTCAAGCACTGCCACTGGCGGCGGGACAGTGACAGCAAAATATGAAATACCTGTTGGTCCGGCTATTCAAGGTGCTGTGGTTGGGTGGGGCGCTGGTGGATGGGGCCAAGGCGGATGGGGTGTTGGCGTAACAGGCACAGAAACCTTAAGGCTTTGGGTTACGCAAAACTGGGGTCAGGATTTGGTGTTTGCGTACAGAGGTGGGCCACTTTACTACTGGAGCGCCAATGATGGCGTGAATACCAGGGGCGTAGCGCTTAGTTCGCTAGGTGGAACATGCACCTTTACAGCAACATCGCCGACAACCGTGACGTTTGACGAGACGATTCTGTCAGAAAACACGGCTGTTAAATTTAACGCAACAACTTCTATGCCGTCTGGCGTAACCGCAGGGACGACTTACTATTTAAGAAACGTGATAGGTGCATCAGCGAATATCAGTGCATCGCCAACTGGCGCATTGGTTAATGCTGCATCAACTGGAAGTGGTGTTTATGTGTCCAGTTTGGAGGACGTCCCGACAGCGGTAAACACAATGATCGTTTCGGATACATTCCGCTTCCTGCTTCTTTTCGGGACAACTGAATACGGAAGTGCGGTGCTTGACCCTATGCTTATACGCTGGTCAAACCAGGAGTCCTTGACAGATTGGGTGCCGGCATCAGCAAACCAAGCCGGATCATTGCGCATATCTCATGGGTCAAAGATTGTCACGGTAGTACAAACGCGGCAAGAGATTGTTGTATTTACAGATGCTTCGTTGTACTCGCTCCAGTATCTTGGGCCGCCGTTGGTATGGGGCACCCAGCTTCTTGGTGACAACATTTCTATCATAGGCCCAAACGCTGCCGTCGTTGCATCAGGCATTGTTTATTGGATGGGCATAGACAAGTTTTATAAATACGACGGCCGAATTCAAACAATGCGTTGTGACCTGAGAAGGCACATATTTCAAAACATCAACCAATCTCAGGTGGACCAAATCTTCGCAGGTACGAGCGAAGGTTTCAACGAGGTTTGGTGGTTTTACCCATCAAGAAATTCGACGGTAATTGATCAGTACGTCGTATACAACTACGCAGAGGATATTTGGTATTACGGCACATTAGGCCGCACGGCATGGAGTGATTCAGGTTTGCGTTCATATCCACAGGCGGCCACATATGCTAATAATATTGTTAATCATGAGTATGGAGTGGACGACAATACTACCGGCACGCCAGTTGCTATTAATGCTTATATTGAGTCAGCCGAATTTGACATTGATGATGGCGAGCATCTTGGCTACGTATATCGCGTAGTGCCAGATATTACGTTTGATGGATCAACGACATCATCTCCGCAAGTTGTCATGACCCTGATACCCATGATGAATTCTGGGTCTGGTTACAACAATCCAGAGTCTCTTGGCGGACAGTCTTACGCATCGGTTCAACGATTATCGACGACGACTATCGAACGATTTACGGGCCAGGTTTACGTAAGGGTTCGTGGTAGGCAGATGATATTTAAGGTGGAATCAACAGACCTTGGTAACGCATGGCAGCTTGGTTCGCCGCGGATTGACATCAGGCCAGACGGCAGAGCAACTGGACAGGGCGTATGAGTTCGTTAAAAAACCCAGCCGCACCAAATATTCCTCTTGCTCCAGAGGTGTGGGACGCTAGGTACCAAGACCAGTTTGCCAACGTTTTACGCTTATATTTCAATGGCTTACAGAATATAACTCAGAATCTACTTGGGCCTAATGGCGGTAGGTTTATGAACAATCCGCATGGTGGATGGTCAAGTGATTCAGATCAAACGGCTGCCAGCACAACAACGGCTTATGCAATTACGTTTGATGTAACAGATGTAGCTGATAGTGTTTATCTGGTTAGTTCATCCAGAATGACTGTTACGTATTCGGGTATTTACAACTTACAATTCAGCATTCAGTTTGCAAATACGGATACACAATTGCATGACGTAGATGTATGGGCGGCTATAAACGGCACAAATGTATCAAACTCTAACTCTCGGTTTTCAGTACCGAACAGTCATGGTGGCGTTGATGGTCATACGATTGCGGCGTTAAATTTATTTCTTCCTATGCAAGCAAATGATTATGCAGAGTTGTATTGGTGTACGAATAACACAGGTGTGCGTATTGAGCACATACCTGTTGCTGCGTCACCAACAAGGCCGGCAACGCCATCGGTAATTGCAACCATGAGTTTTGTGTCTTCAATATCGGAGTAAAAAATGTCAGACGGCGGCCAATACAATTATGACTTTGGGTACGGCCCTGATTCGGAGCAAGGCCAAGGCGAAGTTTCTTCTGGAAACGAGACGGCCGGCACTGACTGGTCATCCATATTGGGCGGGGATAATATCTTTTCAAGATTTATGTCAGGCACATCATCCGGGCAGGATAAGGCACTAGCAACGCTAGGCTTCGGTATTGCTTCATTAGTCTCTGCGCTACGGAACAAACCGCCTGAAGTAAAGATGCCTGTTTACAAAGAAGCTCCGGTATATAACCGTGCGCTTACTGCTCCTATGTTGCCGCCACAACCGGCGCCGACGAAAAGCGCAAGCGGGCAAAACATCTACCAGCCCATGCGTGGGTTGCCGTTGTTCTTTAATCCAAATCCGTTTCAGTTCAATCCGACAGAAGCGGCGAAGCGTTACGGACCAACGCCAGAAGAGCAGGCGGCTGGTATGGTTGGATATCAGCAAGGGTTAGAGAGGCTTTACCAAACACTGGGCACACAACCAGCAATACAGTTTGGTACTGGTGCAAGCACGGTAACTGGAGCTACTGGTAATGACACGGTGGCCGGCGGTCAAAGTACGGTAACCGGCGGTGGTGGCCAAGATACTGTTGCAGGAGCTAGCGGCGGTTCGCTAGATGACTTGATGATGGCAGCCGGTAGGTACTTAAAAGGTCCTGGTGATGGTATGTCAGATAGCATCGAGGCTTACATCGAAGGTGGTTCTACTGGCGACGGTCAGCCCGCACGACTAGCAAGAAACGAATTTGTTATCCCTGCGGATGTGGTTGCAGATCTTGGCAATGGGTCATCGGATGCTGGTGCAGAAGCGCTGTATGAAATGATGGACAGGATTCGCATGGCTAGGCATGACACCAAGGATCAGCCGCCCGCGGTAAACGTCGATAAAATACTTCCAGCATGAGTGGATTTGATCAAGAGTGGATAAGGTGTTCGCCTTGGATACAGGCGGCGCTTGACCATGCGGGAAATTTGTTTACGCTCGATGATGTTAAAGAGTCTGTACTAAATGGTACGGCTATATTTTTACCGGGATACGAGGCGGTAGTCATAGCAGAAATCCGTGTGTATCCGCAAAAGAAAATCTATAACTGCTGGTTGGCGGGCGGCAGCTTAGAAGAATTAAAGATTGGCTTTGCACCAGCAATTAGATGGTATGCAAAGAAAGCAGGTTGTGATGCAATTACGATTCAAGGGCGACCCGGATGGCAGCGTGTATTTAACATGCGCCAAAAAGGCGTAGTCTTAACTGAAGAGGTGGCGAAATGAGCCTTGGTGGACCGTCAACAACTGTTACGCAGAGCGCACCGGAATATCAACTTCCGTACATATCGGATCTGTATCGCATGGGGCAGCAAATTGCCTACACGCCATACACACCGTATCAATTGCCGCGGACGGCTGAAACCTCTGGTTTATATCAACAGGGTGTTGAGGCGGCGCAGCAAACCGCGCAAACGCCAGGACTGCTTGGTAGTGTAAACGTCGGCGGTCAGAACGTTGGCGTGATGCAGGCTTACATGAATCCGTATCAACAGGCGGTAACAGATGTGGCCAAGCAAGGAGCCATGCGGGATTACCAGTCTGGTTTGAATACGCTTAAGGCACAAGCTGCACAGCGCGGTGCTTTTGGTGGGTCGCGGCAGGCGATTGCAGAAACAGAGATGATGCGCAATCTTGGGTCGCAGCTAAGCAATATTCAGATGCAAGGTTCAGCTCAAGCGTTTGATAAGGCCGGCCAGCTATACCAACAGGACCTGGCCAATCAACAACAGAAGGCACAGACCTTGCAGCAGCTTGGCCTGGCTGATGAGGCACGGCGCCCGCGGGTCCTTGTTCTCAGGGA